GAGCGGATCGTTCCAGGGGCAGGCGATCGAGATCCCGCCATCGACCTCGGTGACGATAACCGGCCTCGGCGCACAGATGATCCCGCCGGCCGCGCCCGCCACCGGCGTCACGGTCTACCCGGTCTTCATCTTCGGCCGCGAAGCCTTCGCCTGCCTCAAGCTCGAAGGCATCCAGTGGCTGCGCCCGACCGGACCCGATAAAGCGGATCAGCTGGATCTCGTCCGAGTCATTGGCTGGAAGATGATGGAGGGCTGGACGATCTTGGATCAAAGGAAGATGGCAAGAATAGAATGCTCCGCGTCAAATTCTGGGACTTTCGGCTGAGCGTAGCCGCATAAGTTGAAAGGACTTACCCATGTCGGCAGTACGAATTGAGGTCGAGCTTCGCATCATGCAGGTGCCGGCCGGCGGCGGCACGGTGATGATGGGGCAGAGCCAGGCGAACAACCCCGGCGTCGGCCCGCTTGCCGGCCCCGGCTCGCTCGGCAACGCGCAGATGCTGTTCATGAACGACGCGACGGTGGTGCCCGGCACTTCGGGCTCGGTGACGCTGGCGAACATGCTGACGGCGCTGCAGACGATCGCGAGCGACTTCGCGGCGGCGAGCGGCACGGTGCTTATCACCGCCGACCTCCTCGCCCAGATCAACGCCTGGAATACCGGGAGCCCGTAAGCCTATGGCGATTCAGACGCTCGGCACGAACGCGAACAACAGCCTCAACCTCGCCCTCGTGTGGAACGGGGTGGCGACGGCTGCGGCCGATGTCGCCGACATCAACCAGGCGATCCTCGACGACTTCAATGCTCGTCATCCGGTGGCTCAGATCAGCGGGTGCGGCGGTTTCGTCAAGGAGGGCATCCTGTATGTTCCGAACCGGGGTTCGCTGACGCTGTTCCCCGGCGATGTGGTGGCGCTCGACGCGACCAGCGGGCAGGTGATCCTGCTGACGGCACGCGGGTTGGCCGCCGGACCCTGGACTTTGACGTGAGGATTGCATGCCGTTGACCGAGGAAGAAAAACAGCGCCGCCGCGAGGCGTTGGCCCGAGGCCGCGAGAAGGCTGCGGCGAACCGTGCTGCCCTGAAAGCCGCGCCGAAGCCCGAGCCGGTGGCGATGCCGCCGATCGTGCATGAGAACCCCGCGCCGCTGGGGGTGCCGAACGCCCCGGCCGTCGGTGATCCGCCGGCGCCAGATGCCGTGGAGTGGCCGGAACAGGAGCCGCTGGACGACTTCGAGCGGTTCCTGGCTTCGCAGGACGCCGACATTCGCGACATCCTCTCCGACGTTGAGTTGCGCGTCATTTACGAGGCCGAGCAGAAGCGTGCCGCCGAGGAGAAGAAGACCGCGGCGAAGAAACTGGCCGTGCAGCGCGCGCAGCGCCATGCCCGCTCGACCGCCGGCCTCATCGGTCCCGAGGCGGTTGCCGCCGCCAATCTGCGTGAGCGGATGAATATGCCGGTCTCGTGGGTTGTCAACATGCCCGAGGCCGGCAACAGCGGCACCCTGATCGACGAGGGCATTCGGATCAACGGCAAGCTCTATGTCCACGGCACGACGGTCGAGGGCACGCTGGCCGAGTACATCAGCTATCGCGAGATCGAGTATCGCGCGCACGAGAACGAGCGCCAGTTCCAGGGCCGCAGCCGCATGTCGCGGCTGGCCCAGACCGGGATGCGCTTTCTCAACAACGAGGGGCACGCATGAGCGAGGCTCCCACTCGAACGAGAGTGTGGATTTTTCAGACGCTGGAAGCGTGCGACGCCGCGGTTGCGGAATATCGTTTCCCGGATAACCGAGGCGACCTCGATCGTGCGGAGGAGATCATGTCGCGACACGGTGGCGTCCCCTATGGCGGCGCGGAGACTGGTGGTTTCATTTTTCGGGTGGTGTGGCCGTGAACGACGACAAGACGGTCCTGGCGCCGGTCGAGGTGCCGGGGATGCAGATCAATTTCCAGAGCCCGGTCGGCCCGTCCGGCAAGATCATCGCCTTCGTCTGCTCGGCCGAGGCGGACATCACGAGCGTCGACCTCAACCGCCGCCTCGATGTCATCGCGGCCGCAGCGCGCCGGCAGGATGCGTTCGAGCAGTTGCGCCTCGACGAGAACTCGCTGGCCGCCAACCGAAAGCTGCTCGCCAAGGCGAAGGCGGCGCGCGACGCGACGGCGATGGCGCACGATGCAAAGCTGACGATTGTCGGCGCGACCCGCCGCAACGCACCCGACCCGACCAAGATCGACCCGCATGGCGTCAGCGCCCTGTCGCAGCACGATCAGCGCATCCTTGAAATCGAGGGGCAGATCGCCGGCTGCGAGGAACGCATTCCGTTCTGGCAGGCGATCCTGCGCGGCGAGGAGCCGCTGGACCTCGGCGAGCCGCCGCGGATGGCGGCGGAATAGGAAATTGTGCTCACCGCGGCGCGCATTATCACCGACGCGAAGCAGATCGCCAAGGTCCGCGGCTTTGACGCCCAGGCGCTCGACGCAATAAACGAGATCTTGTCGGACCTGTGCGAGGATCACGACCTTGCGCTTGCTCGCGGCCAATTCAACTTCAATTTTGATCCCAATCTGAGCGGTAGCCTGTTCGGCTCCGGTCCCTACCCGCTGCCGCTCGACTACCTGCGCACCTCGGGGTCGAGCGGTGCGCGCGGCGTCACGAAATCGGCCTTCTACCTCTACCCGGCCCCGGCATTACCGGCCGGACAGCCGATTTTTATGACCCCGATCGACCTCGCCGAGTTCGACCTGTTCGCCAAGCTGCCGTCGCAATCGACGCCGGAGCTTTGGTGCACCGACATGGGCGGGCCGCTGACCCAGCGCATCATCCTGGCTACGGCGGCAGCGCTGACCTCGGGCAGCACGACCGGGACGCTCGCCGACACGACCGGGCTTTACGACGGGTTGGCGATGGCGGGCGAGGGGATCACGCCGGGCACGGTGATGACGACGGCGCCGTTCACCCAAACGACGACCGGCGACACGCACACCTCGACGACGGTCGACAACATCCCGACCCCTGCCTGGGATTTGATCCGCCTCGGCGACACGGTAACGGCGACCGACATCTCGACGACGGTGGCCGCGCTGCCAATGAGCGGCACCGTGACCCTGACGGCGACGGCCTCGGGCAGCAACACCGGCGAGGCGATTACCTTCGCGCGCCCGCTGCTGCTCTCCCTGCCGGCGACGATGACCCTGGCGGCGGCGAGCGTGTATTTCGGGATTGCGCCGGTGGCCTATGTCTATCCGGCGCCGCTCGGCACCTATCCGGTGACGGTGCGCTACCAGCGGATGATGCCGCCGCTGATCGACCTCAATTCATATGCGTGGTTTCCCAAAGACGGCTACATGGTCAACAAGACGGCGGCGAAGCTCTGCCGGTATTCCGACGACAGCCGCACCGATCGGTTCGAGGCCATCGCCGCGCGTGAGCTCGGCCAGTACCTCGGGCTGAGCGATGACAAGACGAATCGTAGTCAAGCGGTACAGCTTGACGGCCGGAATTACGGCACTTCGGCCCTCGGCGGCCGGAACCTCCGCAACACAAAATTCGCTGGCTGGTAGTCCGTGCCGATCCGCAACAGCCGCCCGCTCAATTGGCGACCGAAGGGGCTGACGGACAGCCGCGACGGCACCAACAGCTTCCAGGGCGCGATGAAGCGTCTCATCAACATGATCCCCGACCCCTCGACGCAGGGGCTATGGGTCTGCCGTCCGGCGGCGCAGCTCCTCACCGATTTCACCGGCACCAACGCCCCGACCGGACCCGGCATCATCAGCGGTTTTGTCGTCATCGGCGACATCGCCTTTGGCCTCGTCCAGTCGCAGCTCACCCCAGGTTTTGACGAGCCGTGGGCCTACGATCTCTTGGCAGGGGCGTTCCTGCCGGTGGCGGGGATTACCAGCAGCAACGTGCCGCGCAGCTTGCCGGCGGGCACCCCGAAGAAGCTGGCCCAGGTCGCGGGCCGGGTCATCGTGGTCGGCAACGGCTTTGCCCAGGCGGGCCTCGCCTTCGGCTGGTTCGACATCTCGGGCGCGGTTCTCGGCTCTCTCGGCGATACGGTGTCGGGCACCCGTTACATCACCGGCAATCCGAACCTGCTCGGGGTGCAGCCGGGCGATCTCGTGACCGGGACCGGCATCCCGGCGGCAACCGCCGTCGTCAACACCCACCCCTATTACCTCGGGTTCGATTTTGTCGGCGACACGCATTCCTCGACGCTGATCGACAACATCGCCGACACGACGAGCATCAAGGCCACTCTGTTCATCGCCGGGCCCGGCATCGTGCCGGGGACCAGAGTCCTCGTCGTTCACGCCAACTCGATCGACATC